CATGAATGAAGGGGTGTTGTTCACAGGCAAAATAGATGAACCATTTGAAACTTGGATTAGGACAAGTCTGACTGAAACACAGAAAAGCCATTTGCTTAAGTATAGAGGTAAAGGGTTGACAGGTATGCAGATTGAAGTTTCCAAATCAAAAGAAGAAATAATATCCTTTTTAGTTTCTGATGAAAGAATAACGTATAAAGATAGATCCATACCCAAGTTCTTCACAGCAGCATCAAACGTAAAGAATGCATCTTATGGTTCTGAATTTTTAACTAGATTCAATATGGATGAAGACAAGCATTATAAGCCCTTTGAACCTTCAACTACGTATTCTGATGCATTAGCAGCTCATGCTCAAGATCATATCATTATGTCGACTCAGTGTGACTCCATCACTTCAATGAATTTCCTCAAAAAGATTCTAAAGGTGTCAAAGGAAAGTGGAGCAGATGTGTGGTTCAAACAGTGGGTTCAGGCAGGGGGCAAATCAGATCCGTTTTTAAAGACAAAAATGTTTTCTTATTTAGTAAACTTATACAACATAGCAAGGGCTCTAGGAGTCATATTATCAGAAAAACAGGTGAAATATAGGTTTAGGATTGGGTTCACATCAGACAGGTGTACTCTCATGGCAGTCTCAATAGGATCTCAGGCCAATTTGTTCACAAATGTTGCTGTGTCATTAGTCACTATGGAAGAAAGATGTGCTACCCTATCGCGATGCAAAAATAGAACCATAACCATTTCAAGGAGAGATGCTAATTGGTGGCTGAGATTAGTTGATACAGTGTTGTTAAGGTATACTAGTGATGGTCAGATGAACTTGACTAAAAAAGGTAAGGTCACGACAGGTGACATAGTGGAGTTTGCTCTAACACACTTGAGTACTAGACAGGCAGACAGCCTTATGAAGGACCAACTCAGATACACACTTGCTGGCTTGTATTCTCCTATAGCTGATAAAGTTGGCTCAATGTCAAAGCTATACCCAGAAGTGATCAGGGGATGTTCAAATGTTGTCTATTTGCTCAGGTTAATTAAAATACAAGGTGTCTCATTCTTTTCAAAAACATCTAGAGCTGTCAGATTGCAGTTTGCAAGAGATGACCCAATAGTTCTGGTTCCCCCATTTTATGTGAACCCTATTAGCAATTATGCACAGTTTGTGGATGCTATGTTTGATTCAACTTTTTTCAACAAGGAAAAAGATGTAAAGGCAGCCAGTGAAGGAGTAGATTGGGAAGGGCTAATGCAAGCTGATTTGAAATTCAAATCAATGTCAGAAGAAAATAAACTACTGTCTCAAGGTTTGATGAAAGAATCACTTGCACTAGTAACCAAGTGTGTTAAGGCAAACAGCATTATGCCCATGATTGAAGATTTGTCTGAAGATAACGGCGTAATGATCAGAGAAGCTATTGTGTTCATCTCCAATTCACAAAGAGGAAGATATGCTGATTATACATGGTCATTTCCTGTCTCGTTAGCAATCTTCATGAAGCAGACCAAGGGAAGGACATTAGTTGAGACAGAGAATGATTTTACATCTCCTGTATCTCTTCTGGGAAGGCAATCAATGTCAAAAATCATGTCAGGGACTGGTTCCATGGAAAAGGGTGAAATTACGAAAGATAGGCAAGCGATTAGGAAATCCACTGCATTGTCTGAACTCATGGTAACTGAGGCATCAGGAGACATTCCAACACATCTTGTAGGTAGACTTTTCTATAATGAAGCCAGAGACTTTCCGGGGAGGCATCAGTCATTGCTTTTGTATTCTATTAGCATAATAAATAGGAAAGGGAAGGAAGTGTTGTGTTCTAGAACTGATGACAAAGACCAAAAGGGAGGGGGAAGAGAGTTCTCACCTATGAATGCTATTGGAGTGACGTCCACCAGGGCAGCTGAAAGGTTGGTGTCTGATGTGTTGCAGATGTATCCCGTCGATTTGATGAATGAAAAGCATGCTGACAGAAAGCTCTATGACACCATGAGGTCAATGTCTGATAAGAACAGAACAGTATTCGTAGCCGCAGATTGTTCAAGATTTGGCCCAAATCAGGTTATGTCCAAGTCTAGATGTGTGGCATTTGCATTGAGCTTTAAACCAGCTAGTGAGTGGTTTCGATCAAGGATGGTGTATGAGATTTTGGCTGAGGCAACTAGGCTTATGGAAAACAAGGAAGCAAAGATCCCCTACAACTTATATGAGATGCTAATCAAAATGGGCAGTTTGGAAGAAATAGCTGCAAAGGATCCCAGCTCAGTGTATGGTCGCATTGCAAAAATGTACATCAATCAGGGAATAACAACTCTGCCAATCAAGATGGAGCAGAAGTGGGGGATGTATCAAGGGGCTTTAGGGATGTTTTCCTCGATTGCAAGCTCAATGCTTCATGAGACCATCCTTGAAATAATTGACAGTAGGGAAGTGTGTGAGACAACACATGCTAAAGTCACTAATGATGATTCAGGGTTGTTCTTCACTGAAGTTACTCAAGATCTTCCATCATTTGCAAAGGATGTGGTAAGCCTGACTAAGCTGGTATTGACAACAGGGGGACAAATATTGAACACATTTAAAACTATAGTTTCAACAATCTTTGGAGAGTTTCATAGCAGATTTTCACTTGTATCAGGATTGATCTGCCCTGAAAATAAGACTCTGTTCTCAGCATTGCAACTTGCTTCAGGTGAATCAATAGTAAAGGATTCGCGACAGCCTATTGAACAAGCATTGTCAGCACTTAGAGAAGGCGTATCACTGTACTCAGCACATGCATTAGCCACGTTGTTAACAGTGAAGTTTGCAGATCAGTATAATAGATGGCCTACATATAACAAGATAGGAAGTCAGATATCTGCTTTGGGCGGACCTTTACCCATTA